GTAAATGGTGTGAATTCTAATTTCACATGCAAAATTTTTAGTAGTGACATTCATAGATCATCTACAGAAGATTTTGTTATTATTAAGATTCTAGGTCTACCACCGAAGAAAGATATTCTCAAATTCTTCCCAGATAAAGAAGTTAAAATGAGAAATAAAGGCATCTCTGTAGGAAGAATACATGATGGTAGTTTAGAACATTGTAATTTTAATCCTGTTAGATATGAAGATTGTATTCATGTTTCGTGTCTTGGTCAAATGACAGCTTGGGTAGCTAATTGTACTACCAGGGACACAGCTAATGGTGATTGTGGTTCTGTACTAGTTATGGAGACACCTTTAGGTTATGCCTTGGGAGGTATCCATAGTGCTGGTAATGGTAGAATTGCCATATTCACCGCTTTAGATAAGTGCAAGTTGAGTGAATTTGTACCTGATATGACTATAAAACAATATAATGAAAATGAATTAGTTTCATCAAAGAGTGCTCATCGCGAGGTAGGAGATCTCCACAAAAAGTCGGTTTTTAGATTTATTCAGCAAGGTTCTGCTGAAGTTAAGGGATCTTATACTGGTTTTAGGCAACAACCTAAGAGTAGAGTGGAATTAACTCCTATGGCCTCTTTTCTAGATAAATATGCTTATAAAGTAAAATTTGGTTCTCCAATAATGAGAGGATGGGAACCTAAGCGTATAGCAGCTTTAGATATGATACAACCAGTTACCGGACTAAATACTAACATATTAGAAGAGATTACAAAAACATTTCTAACAGATATATTGGAAAGACTGACATCCAAAGATTTGCAAGAAGTTTGTGTCTTAGATATGTTTACTAGCATCAATGGTGCTGCTGGTGTTCCATTTATAGACAAATTAAATAGAAATACCAGTGCTGGTGCACCTTTTAATAAAAGTAAGAAATGCTATATGTTTCCTATTGAACCAGAAGGTTTAAATTTGGATCCGGTTGATATAACTGATGAAATCAAAGAGAGGATAGCATATGCTGAAGCTTTATATGCTGAAGGTAATAGAGCGCATTTTATATTTAAGTCACACTTTAAGGACGAACCTAGATCGTTCAAGAAGATTAAAGAAAAGAAGACTAGAGTATTTACTGGTGCTCCTATGGATTTCACAATACTTTGTAGAAAATATTTTTTATCCATAACAGCATTGATCCAAAATAATAGATTTGCTTTTGAAGCTGGTCCAGGAACTATAGCTTAATCTAAACAATGGGGAGAGATATATGACTATTTAACAGCATTTGGTACTGATCAAATTGTTGCTGGTGATTATGCTGCTTATGATAAACGCATGCCACCTAGTATTATTTTAGCTGCATTTGAAATTTTGATTAAAGTTTGTGAAGCTTCAAATAATTTCACTGAAACTGATCTTTTGATTATGAGAGGTATTGCATACGATACAGCTTATCCTTTGATAGATTTCTTTGGCGATTTGGTACAATTCTTTGGATCCAATCCATCTGGTCATCCTTTGACAGTTATTATCAATTCTCTAGCAAATTCTTTGTATATGAGATATTGCTATTATGAATTGGGAGAAAAGGAGAGTGCCACTTTTAGACAAAATGTAAATCTGTTTACTTATGGAGATGATAACATAATGGGTGTTAGTAAGAACACACCTTGGTTTAATCA